TGTACACGATCTTCACTTGCGCTTGTACTTGGTAATTTAATATCAACAGGAGTGATTCGTAAGTTAGTATCTGAGTATACTAGTTGATTAGCTAAGTTACGAACAATGCGTGATCTATCTAATAAGATACCAAATGTTTTAGCAGGTGTCATTAACATTGAAGTTAGTATAATACTAAATGGATAATGACTGCTTCTTCTCCAAGCGGCTTCAACTGGAGCAATATCACCAAAAACAAAATCTCCGTCTGTTTGTTGGGTCACTGTACCAAATGCAAGGCCAGACTCGAGCGGACTGATAATTTTGCCTTCGCTGTTAACCGGAATGTGGTTTATTAAAAATGGTTTAGCATATTTTGTTAGTGTAATTACTGGAACATCAGGCTGGCGCACTACACCGTCTGATATGTCTTGCCACATGACTTTGTTATCTCGAGTGTACGGTGCCGGTCCGTATACACTTGTCCACCATGCCGGTTCTTCGCTGAACCCTAACATTTCCCAAGGACAAATATTTGGACGATCCGTATCAAGCATATATTGATATATGCCGCGCCAGTATCCTGGAACAGAAGTGCCGTCGATTGCAGAATGACCTCTATAATTATAAGTGAAACTATTGCTTACGTCATACTGTAGCGGTTTAGTAAAATCTTGGTCGACAAGAATAGACCATTTATAAAAATTAGGCGCTAGTACTGCGTTGAATTCAGAAATGTTATAAGAATTAGTTCTATTAAAACTTGGAACTATGTCAGCAATGTCAAATATGTCTTTATTGTATGCAACTTTTATGTTGTTATAAATTCTTTTTTCTAATTCAAGAATAATATCATCACGATAGTCATTGTAGGCAGCTACAATACTACCATCATGCCCTTGAATAACATTTATTGGATTTAATAAAGTTGTATCGAGATAAATTTTAGGTTCAAACTTTGGATACAGTCCTAACTTTGTTGGAGTTTCAGGAACAAAAGATCCGTCTGTGTTATCATACTCTCTTATAGTAATAGTATCATTATTGCTTAGTGGTACAGCACTAGTTAAAACAATAAATCCCTGTTCATCAAATGTATAATGTTTACCATATAATAATTGTGTGCCTACTGGCGTTGCATATCCATTGTGGTATACCCCAACTGCATTATTAGATAGCGTGTCTAATGAAAATACTGTTGTTAACGGATATGTTTTTATCCTATAATCAACAACTGTTAATGTAGTTTCAGTAAATGATCCGTATGGAACCATGTCGCTAAGATAATACGGGAATGTTTTTGGTTTATCTTTATTAATTCTTTTTAGTATTACGTCGACTTGGTGAACTGGATTTGTGTCAATCCCTAGATCAGACGCTATCTTAACAAAATTTCTTTTGAAATTATTGTAGTCATCTCGATTCTTTTCAATCGCCTTTACAACGTTATTTGTATCTGATGTTATATGATAAATTGATAAACTTGCAGGGCCGCTGTGCTGTACAAATTTTGTACCGTACGGTGTTATATTTCCTAAATCTCGTAAATTACTTGCACCTGGGAACGTCCCAGAGAACAATGTTAAATTATCAACAATAGAACTTACATGATCAATAACTTCACCTAAAGTGAAATCACCAATCTCTGAATTCATAGGATTATTTTGTAAATTAACAGGAATCTCGTAGTAACCATTGCTGTTAATTGGTTGTTTAGCATAAGTTTTAATTGTTAATACATCATCTGATGTAATACTTGTAGTCAGATTAAGTTGTTTATAAACAGGTTTATCAACAATAGACCATAATGACTTGTCTAAACGAACACCATTAATGTATACACGAACTACTAAGTCAGATAAGTCGGATACATCATCAAATAAATCCAACGGAAAGTTATTTGTTAGATTACTATTTTTATAAATTCGCACCCCAGCTTGAACTGTAGTTGCTACTGCTTTTTGCCAGCCGTTCAAATAAATGGTGTTGCCAGCATAATCTTGAGAACTTAAGAAACCTTTCTTAATGTATACATCTGTCAAGGCAGTAGTTGTTGGTAATTTGTATTGAAACGTGTCTGTTGCCAATGTAAAATTAAAAATAATATCGCCGATGTTGTTGATGTTTTTATAAGTTAATTTAAAACCAAGATTTGGATCAATAGTGCCTGTTGATCCAACTTTATAATTAAAAATTGATGTTCCTTTAAAGTTTGTACCAGGATATTCAACAGCGTCGCCATAAGAAATTTTATTTGTATCAACTATGTCAAATAATGGAGATTGATTGACATCTGTTTTTTGTTGCGATAGTTCCCAAGTAGAACCGTTAAACCAATACATTTGTCCTTGATTGTTGCTTCCTTGTTTTACTAGAACAGTATTATCTAATGATGGCTCAGTTACAAATTCTAAATGAATTTGACGATATCCTGAAATATTTGTAAATGTTACGCGATATATATTATTTTTAACGAGACGGTCAGTGTCGGCTGTAAATAAAACCAACAATCCATCTGTTAACGGGATTCCGTCAATGTTGTATCCTCTGCTTCCTTCTATTGTAGAAAATACGTCTGTAGTAAATGTATCAATTACATCAACGTCGGTGATTGCCAGTGTACCGGAATTAAACAATCTTAAATCTGCTTTAAATTCAATAATCGGTCTAGTTGCTCTAGCAGTTTGATCTAATGAAACAGTTTGGCCGTTATATGCCGCAACAGTTTCAATAACAGATTTATGGAACCAACGGTTATATCGACTCCAAGGATTATGATCTCGACTGGCTCGATTTACTGTAATATAATCCTTTGCTGAGGCGTAATTTGAAGAATCACTAAATGGTTGAGAATCAAATGGTAAACTATCAAAATATACAGCCTCAGTTTCTGTATAAGTTGTAATAATTTCTAAAATATTTTTATTAATTAATCTAATCCCTGTACCGACACCTTCAACGTAAAATTCGCCAGTGTCGTAGGTATCAGGTGTAACATTACCGACAAATCGTACTTTCATTCCATTGCTTAATGTAGTACCATCGGGCAAAGTATAAGATTTTTTGCCAAGTATATCTTTTTCAATATCAATAAATGTATTTTCAGTTACATCAAAAATCTCAATAACACCGCCTAAGTTTCTATCAGTTTCACTTTGATAAAATAACAAACTAGGTGCATCATCCGGTACTGTAAACGTAATAGTGCCGCTAGTTACTCCACTAGTGCTAACTCCATCTGTATACTGAGAAAATTTTCCTATAGATCTATCAATTTTGATACTAAACGGATTACCTGGACTAGTGATATCAAATATATAAGTTTGTCCTCGATACAATTTCAAAACTGGATTTGGAGTTAAACCGTCTGGGGTGAATACATATTGGTAGTCAGATCCTTCTGTTTGTAAATTAACTGTGTAAGTGCTAACAGCAGTTAAAGGTTGTCCGTAAATTGTAATAGCATCAGGACCATATGGTAGCCAGTAATAGTTTTGAAAATTAACAAATTTGTCCCAGTCAATATGCGGATCCCAACTATAAAACTCTTGTTCATTTAATCGTGAGTGATTTTCTACGTTGCCACCAAAAACACCAATTTGATTAACATAGTCAATATAGTCTTTAAAGAAGGTTGTATTTCCTAAAGTATCTTTTACATTAAAACTAGGCTCAAGCTGATATTGCTGACGTTGGGCGGACGGTGCTTCTAGATAAACATCTGAACCGTTTGCAGTCTTAGATGATTTTCTTCCTATAAAACCGTTGATCTTTTTTACAGCACCTGGTTGTGTTACTTGATCAACCGTTGCTTGTAAAAATTTTCTGTTTGCACCAGTCTTGTAAAAATTTGGAAGAAAATTTTCACCTATAGCAGTTGTGCCATTAGGATTTTTTTTACTATCGGCCATTAATTTGTTGCTCCGTAGTTTGCACTAGTTGTATTTTGATTTGCTGATAATGTTGTTATAGCATTGCCTGTAACTGTTCTAATATTTGATCCTGTTATTCCGGATATAATTTCAATGTTGTCTACAGTTGCACCGTTAACAAAAATTTGATTGCTAGGACAAGATATTTCAAATAAGCTACCAAAGTATAAATCAGTTTGTAATGGCACTATGACAAAATTTGTAATGTCTGGTGTTAATTGATTCATCACATATGTTGCTAGTTCTGTAAAATAAAATGTATCACCAAAGTTCCAATTTTCTAATGCAAAGAAAGAATTTAAGGCTGTTACTACCCTTGCTTTAATGTCATTGTCGGAAGATACACTGCTGATATTTTTAGTAACTTTAAAGGTGGCCTGTACTTCTCTATCAGCCACTGCTCCAAATAATACTTTATAAGACACCGGATGATAAACAATTTCATCTGAAATTGATTTAATCAAATTTAAATTAGGAGCAATTAAATTATATAATTCATCTGAGCTTGGAGGCAATGGGTAAGTTAGGCTATTGTTAGCTAACCACTGTCTATAATCTATGTCATAATTTTTAGTTAATATATACACATCAATAATATTACTTGCGCCCGGATCAATTCGTGAATTATAATCTGCACTATGAGTATACTGGAATTTTAAATCATGTCTACCAACATATACTTTATAATCTAAAGTTGGTGTTAATGTTGCTGTTGATAGTGTTAGTTTCTTAACCACTTTAGTGTCAGCAAAATAAAAATATTGACCATCAGAATAAGTAGTCAACGAAGTTAACACAGATGATTGTGTAGCCGCAATAACTACTACGTTACTGCTGTTGTCAACATACTGGTATTCTTCTTGACCGTCATTTAACAAATATCTCTGTTGAACAATATATTTTGTTAATGGGTTTACTGTTGGATTTACAATATTTAAAAATGTCTCAGGATCTTGGATAATTCCGTTATCAGTATCTTCACTAAAACTGATAATTATTTTTTTATTATCAACATAACCATCAACGCCAACGTATTCTTTTACTACTTTCCATGTTTGATCAGTAGTAAACGGTGATGTTGAATCAGGCTGTGTATTGATACTTAATACATTAATTGCATCAGAAATTACAGTACCTGAAGAACTATCATAAATTGGATTAGTGCTGTCAAAATAGAATCTTACCTGTTTATCACTTTCAAAAATATATCTTAGTAAACGAGAAGTAACAGTATAATATTCATTATTTGTTGTAAACAATAATAACCAACTAGCATCCTGTTGTGTGTTAGTAGTATCACCTTGGTTACCTAAACTAAACGAAGATGTTGAATCAAGGTTAGCTTCGTAGACAATTTGCCAGTTTTGATTAGCCGCATCATATCGTAACCCAAAAGGTTTATTTGCAAATATTAAATCTATCATCGTAGTAACTACGGTCGAATTAATCGTAGTAGTCAATGCTGGGATTAATTTTGAAAGTACTGCGCCCGACGGTATAGGTTGATTTAATATAATTGGCCCAAACCCGGTTGATAGCACTCCCGAGTTATTTGCTGTTCCATCACCCGTTACGCTTACTACTTCTGCCCAGATATAGCTTACTGCTCCAGGAGCTGTTGGTGTTCCTGTAACTAATGCATTTGCATTTTTTGTATTGAAATATTTTCCAGTCGGTGCTGTAAATTTAATCAATGCACCTTTGGTAAGATATTTCAAGTCAGTATTAGTGTATGTTCCTACTTTGTAAGGAGATGCATCGATAGTGTCACCAACATAACCAGTTGACGATACAGAATCTGATGTTGTTTTATACCACGCAATGTTAAGACTTGCTGTTAAAAAGTTAACAAAATTGCTGTAGTAAAAATTAGATAAATCTGAACCACTTAAAATCTTTGAAATTTGATTGTATATGATTCCTTGAATATCGATCCTAGTTACATAGGTAAATTGTGTTCCTGAATCAGTATAAAAATCTTGATATATCACACCATCGTCAGCAAACAAATTAGTACTAGAATATTTTCCTGTTGGATCTGTTAGATCAAAATAACGGCTGATACCGCTACTTGTTCTATTAACACTTTTTACTTTTGCAACTTGTTGTGATACTGATAAAGGGCTAATATTATAATCTTCACCAGTAATCATTCTATTTTGTGTATAATACGTTTGTGGTGCATTAGTCTTGATAGAAGCATTGTCTTCAGTTGCAGATGCATTATTAACAGATGTCGCAAGTCCCAATGTTAGTGTTAGCGATTCAGCTGTACCGGATGCTGATGTATATGGTATACTAATGCTGATGTTTTTAATATCTGCAGGATTGATAGCATAACTTAGGCCATTACTAATTCTATAATAAGTTCTAAAATTACCTAGTGGAAGATTTCCAAAAGTACCGTCACTAAATGCTAGGCTAACTTGATCGCCAGCACGAGTAACTACAGTAAAAATATTCTTAATGCCTTTATCTAAACTATTATAGATAATATTATTTCCAGTTGTAGAACTTACTTTAGTCCATACATCACTTTCAAGACCGTCTTGATTTAAACTGTATAACCATACGTCATCATTATTAATATTTTGTGTAGCAATATCAATGCTTTCATTACTGCTTGGTTGTGTTACTGTAAACTGACCTGCTTGTAAATTTCCTTGAGTAAAATAAAAGAAAAATCCTGTACCTCCACTGCCAGCGCCGTGTCCGTCTTCTCTATAAACACAAGCAGGTTTATTTCCAAGTTTTGGGGGCTCTTCGTAGATAAACGATTGCCCGCTAAATGTTGTACTAGTTACTTCAAAATTCATTGAGCGACCAGCAACTGTGCTTGTAAATCCAAAAACCGGAACATTAGTGTTTGTTGCATTAAAGCGATATTGGCTCATAGGGATTCCGTAGATTGTTTCTGATGCCGCTGGACTTCCAAACTGTTGTGTTTGTGGAAATGCGGCGTTAATAACTTTGATAAATTGATCGTACCAGTTAGTGTTGCTAGGATCATTCCATGCAATAACTTGGCTAGCAACATTTCGACCATTACTGTCTATAACTGTTTCAGTAGTCTGAACTGTGGTAATTTTTAATAAGCCGCTGGCAGCAATGTTACGCTTAGAGTTATAGCTGATTAATCTTGCTAGACGTAACACGCTATCACGTCTAGTTGCAAGTTCTAAGAAGTTTTCACGAGCATTTAAGTCAACGCGGAAAGCTATGCTTTGGCCCAAGAATGCAATAAGATCTACTAGGGCAAGGTATTCGCTAGACTCAATATAATCGTTAAAATCTTCAGGATAATTTGTACGCAAATACTGGATCATAGTTCTGCGTAGATTTTCAAAATCATAACTTTGAAAATCGGCATTTCGGAAACTCTGATAGATTTTTTTCCAATCTTCCGATATTAGCAAATTATTTTGTCTATCTGTTGAACTCATAATATATCCTGTATTTTATATTTATTTTTTTGCATTATGTACGTAGTTAATTAACCTACCAACAAACCGTTAGCTTGGTCAAAACGCAACTGCAACGATTGTTGTATATTATACGGGATAAACTTTAGTGTACATTGTATTTGTATTCCTTGTCCGTAGCTGGTAATAATAACGCTTTCAGCTGTAATCCTAGGATCATAATTGATAATTGTATTAACGTTTTGTAATATTAAATTTTTAATATCTTCTGTTAGAGGTTCAAATAGCAAGTCCCATATAACACAACCAAATGTTGGTTGCATTAATCGTTCGCCTTGACGTGTATTAAAATGATTAAGCAAGTCTTGTTTAATTAATTCAAAATCATATAAGTTAAAATTTTCAGAGGTAGTATTAACCGAACTAAACCCCTTGTACATTTTAGGACCGATATTATCAGGTTGACTTGCTGCCGGTAGTGTTATTTTGTTATAGAGATTCGAATTAGAGCTCATTATTGATTTCCTTGATCAGGCGGTGTCACACGCTTAAATGTATCAATACTAGTTGTGTATTTTTTCCAATAGGTTGCAGTAGGAGCAACTGGATTTGCAACTGCCGCAGTGTTTGCTGGTGTATGCGCTGTTGGATTTAAGTTTTCGTGGCCGGCCCATGGTTCTTGTAAAGGTATTCTTGATGCTTTAGGTGCAGTGGCTGCGTCTGGTCCGTTCATATGAATATTTGCCGCTGTTTCAACATGGTTTCCGCCGCTTCTAATATTAGTCGCTCCTGTAGCTGTTAAATTATTAGCGCCTGCAGAGTTAAGATTAAAATTACGTTTAGCAGTAAGATTAATATCACGATCCGCAGTAAAATTAATATCGTTTTCGCTATGAACACTAATGCTGTCTTTAGCATAGATATCTATTTTACCATTGCTGGTTAATTCTATCCAACTAGTTCCACGGGCGTTGGAGATATAAATTAAATCTTCACTATTATGTAATAATATTTGATGGCCGGTTCTTGTACGAATCCTTACTAGTTCATTATGTGGAATAGTTACATCACCGCCTGTTTCATTTTGTTCTACAGCGGCATACTCAGGAGGTCCAACACTTGCTTTAGTCTTACGCAAAAATGCCGCATCCCCGTCATCCATTACAAAACTGCTACCGCCAAGTCTACTAACAAATGCACTAGGTATTTGACTATCGGCTTGTCCTAATGCACCTTGTTTAGCATTAGGTTGTTTGTCAATAGGTCCGGGTGTACTAAAACCAAAGACCATGCTTGGTGCTTCACGTCTAGCACTAGATGTGGTTATTCCTCGAGTGTCATCTTGTATTAATCCTTGAGCAACTAATTTTTCATATAGAGGATGTTGTGGTTTTGTATACGTTGTAGGGTCACTATTCGTGTTGTTTAATTTCTTATTATATTCAGCTACTGGCGATCTTAGTCCGCCTTCAACAACTGCTTCAGTTGCCGCATAACCAGGAAGCATAAAGTTCATGTTTTCATCTGGCACACACCCGATCCAGTACCCTCGTTTAGGATCTCCTTGTATAAAGATGACCATTACAGTTGTACCTACATCCGGTGGCACCATCCACATGCCGTATGACTTTTGCGTTTGGTTATAGTTGTTAGGATCTTCGCCTATAAATTTAGCACTAGTTACACCATAGAATGGACTTAGATAACTTACAGTACGTAGCTCGCTTGAACTAGGATCGTTACCGATAGGACGCAACAGTTCAACTTGCAAACTACCCATGTAAGATGGATCCTGGTGACTTATTACTTTTGCAAGGAAAGGCCCTGGATCTGGTTTGCTTGGACCCGACGAGCTGTGAAGTGAATTTGGAATAGATGCCATATATTACTCAGTATTATACTGATCCTTCTTGTCGACTTGATCCGGATTATTAGTGTAGGTTTCTGCTGGCGTTGCTTCTGGTTGTTTAGATTCTTGCAATGGTCTTCTCAATGCTTTTAATTCTTGTGTGAATTGGCCGCCACTAAATTTGCTGTTAACAATACATAAATTATAAAGTCCACTGAATGTATTCACTGGTGAACTCTTACTAGTACCACCAAAATTATACAATCCAGTTCCTTGATTAATATCTATAGGACTTCTAAAGTTTACTCTGATATCTACTTCACCGCTTTGGTAATTTACAGTACCGTCAGAATTTAAATTTTGATATTGTGTTGGTGCGCTGGTATAGTTGCCCATGCCACTTTGTACAATATAATATGGGTCTCCTATAATTTTCATCCTTAATACTGTCATCTCTTCACCTCGAGTAATAGCATCAAACCATACTCGTGCTGATCGCGTTGCTTGTGTTTCTGCACCACCACCACCAGTTAAGTCTGTACCAGTTAATGTTTGAACAAATTTTGTAATCTGTGCCATTGTTCCTGGCTCAGGAACTCGACCTTTACCCACAGGATCAACGTTTGTTTGGGGTTTAGCGCCATCACCTTGCGCAACAGAAGTAACTGTATCTGTTGATTGCGCATTTGAAGACACAGGTAGCATTGCTGTAAAACTAAAATTAAAACCAATTTTAAAATCTAATACATCGACATTTTTTCCGGTATACATATAGTTGTATTCTTTAACAACTTGTCCATTTAAATTTCCGTACCCTGCAGGTTTAACGTTTGCGGCAATGATTTTACTGTTATGTGTTTTATATGGGATCACTTTGAACACATGAAGTTTTGCTTTTTCGCCAGAGTTAGCATTTTCTTTATCGCTAATAAAATACTGTTGTGGTACTATGAGCCATGCATTCCTCATACCTGTAGCATCAATGTTTGCTGCCTGTAAAGTTTCATCAGCAAATGCACTGTTTAA